CTAGGGAGTTGCACGCCATCGGTGGCGACGGGGAGAGTGACATGAGCGGCGCCCCCGGGCACCGTGTAGTCAACGAACTCCCCGACGCCACCGGCGTAATCGACTTCTGCGAATGGTTGCGTCGGACCCATGAGCCGCAAAGGCATGTAGAGCCCGTCGCGTGCCCGCCCAATGTATGGACACCGGGCGGACAGGGTGAGGTCGTTTTCGTTCATAGGAAGCGCTTGAAATTGCGCGAGGAATTCATAAGGATCGCCAAGTGACGCTTCACGGACGAGTCCTGTGAGGCGAAACTGAGTTGAGCGCTTGTCGGCAGGATACTGCGCAGCATAAACGTCGCCCTGATCGTTGATAGCGGCGGCAGAGAGCTCGACGGTGACGCTCTTGAATTGGTGGCGAAATGTTTGGGGAATGGACCCGGGGACGACCAATCGGGCCCCGGATCCAATGATGGTCATGGCGGTGGAGCCGGATGGCGCCACAGGATCGAAATAGTTAACGTTGCCACGACCGGGCAGAACCACGGAGGACTGCAATTGAATGCACCCCATGGCCGACCCGTCGGGCTGAGTGATGGCACCAAAATCACAGCCGGACTGACCGACTGCCCAACACAAGCAATTCATGTCTCCAGGCGGCATCCACATGTAGCAATCCCAGGTGGATGTGGGTGTTGCAGGTGGTGTAGGAGGCGGTGGAGCAGAGATTGTATATTGGACAGTATACTCAGGTCGCATGACTGAACAAGCAGAGGTGTCGGGGATACCCCCAGCTGCGCCTGGGCTGGCGGGGTCGAGGGCTTTTCGGACCCAGGCGGCTGATTCGGCGGAGAGGCCGAACTTGCGAAGTTTCTCATCGATCTGTGCTTGCATAATATGAACGAGGCAGTTTTTCCTCTTACCCCGACGGGCAGAAACCAACGACCTCACGGTCGCTGATATCTGCGTCGTCAACCCTGATCATTCGCTCGAGTAGGCTGTTCACGACGAACACGGGTTGGCCCGCGTATCGGTAAAGAGTGGACTCGAGAGCGCATATTTCAGCGGGGCTAGTTGAGTAGCGCTGGCAGAACCACGGCACGAAGTTGCCGCGCACGAGGACGGTTCGGTACTTGAAACCGCGGTTCGACATCAAGACGGCGCCCTCCCGGTCGAAGGGACGCAAGAAGGCGCGAACAATGGGTATGTCGCCACAAGATGGCAACAATCCGAGGGCGACGCCGCGCTGATACGCTTCGCGATTGCGAGGCGTGAGAGAAGTGACAGTCCACCACAATTTCGCGAGGAGTTTGCCTGGTTTCGGGATAAAGGCGAAGCCGTCGCCGTTGCGCACAAAGAGCCCCGACGTGAAAGAAACGTCTTCCGGGTCGGTAAAC